CCCGAAGGGGTTACATCTTCTATATCTAACGTATTACTCTCAATTATATCGGGCTGCGACGGCTCAGTCCCATCAGTAAGTTTAAGTTTATTTACAGTAAACGATTTTTTGGCAACCCTCGAGGTGGGTGTTAAATCGGTAATATTTAAAGTATTACTTTCAATTTGATCGGGGGTTGTCGATTCAACCCCATCTGTTATTTTAATATGATTCGATTTATACTTTGCGTAAGCGCAATCTAAGTAAGACGAGGAATCTCGTACCTCTATATCCCAAACTCTCGAAGTTAGTCCATTAACAGCGGACCAAGTCCCGTCGTATTTCCAAGGCTTACTTCCGTATATATCTTTGTCTGGGCCGTTTGCCGGTTGCTCCAATGTAACTCCGGTTGTAAGGAACTGCTTTTGACTACCCTGAGTATTGGTTTTTTTAACCGTTAAATTAAAAGCCGTCCAATTTAGAGTGGACAATGTCGAAGTGTCAGGAGTGATCTTAAAAGTTTTAATGTAAAAATGTTCATCGGGTGTGTTTTTCGTAGTTATTTTTTGAGTATAAAACTCACACTCACCGGTGTCTGAACTTGCGGGGGTTTCCTCTTTAAAAGAAAGTTTTGTAGGAAATGTCGTTTCAAGCGGTTCGGGCTCCTCTTCACTTGGTGTGATTTCTAATTTTGGTATACTAAGATCTATACTATCGGGCTGAGGGTCGTCGGGGGTTATTATTAAATCAGTTATACCACTTTCCGACTCACTGCCCGGTGTGAGTGAAGTTCTTGAAAATTTAACATCTACATTAGCCCCTCCACCTGGGTAAACTTCAGACCAAATTATAAGCTCTAGTCTAGTCTGGTCCTTTTCGTTTTTATTTTTTATCCCGCCACCTAGGCTAGACTCTTGTTGAAACCCCGCGGGGCTGTCTGGGGTTCTATCTACTTTAGCTACATAGCAATAGTAAAGACAAGGCTCGCCTTCTATAACTACTAAATCTCCGTGGGATATAAACCGATCCATTTTCCTTTCTTCTGGATCCCACTCGTCTTCTATAATTTTAGTAAAACACGCGTGAGCTATCTCTTTAGACGGGGGCTTAGATAACTGGTATTTTTCGACATCTACGAAATGAACAATAGTCTGGCGGTGCCCGCCGTCACTTTGAACTACCTCAAGCGTACCTTCAAAACCTTCATCGGTTTTACCTTTAAGTAACTCCTCAACGCTTTCCTCTAATTGTATGAGGCGTTCTTTTAATTGATCGGGGGTTTCTTCGTCCATTAGAAAAATATTACTTCAATTTTCCAAATTCTATTTCGGTGATGGTGGTGAAGGGGAGTTACCTTCATAGAAGAAGGGCTTTTAGTTAATTTATTATTCCAAATAGTGGCGTCCCATGAAATATGCCCTCCGGCACTTTGTATAGGTCTTCCTTGAAATAATGGTTTTTCCCTCCAGTCTGTGTCGCCATACGGGTCATTGTAAAAGAAAACTAACGTACTACCTCCGGGTACAGTTACATCATCACCTGCCCCCATTCTATTAATATACTGAGCGGCCGCGATACCTCCACAGCCTGCTCCTTTTAAACAAGCTACGTCGATAAAATCCGGTTCACCCGTTGTCCTCATAAATTCCGTAGGAAATCTAAGTTGAGTACCGTTAACCGATTGATAAAAAGCCGCGTTAGAAAAGCTTTGTTTAAATGTTAAACTTTTAGAGCTTCCTTCCGCTAGTACTATGTAAAAGTCCATAGTTACCGCTCCGCTGTTTTTAGCGTAAGTAGTGGCGTAGTAAGGGGCTTGTTCCGCTACGGTAAAATAAGTTAATACCGCTGGAGCTCCCTGTTTTTTACTCCCTCTTTTAAAAGCTTTAAAACCTGTATGGTCAAAGCCTACTATTGTAGGGTGTGTGGCGTTTTTTTCAGTGCTCGATAGTATTTTCCAATATGAACCGATAGGGGCAACCCATGAGCAAGTCCATATATCCACACCGGGACTACTGGTGTCTACACTTGCCGAAGCCCTTAGCCAGCGTAAATTATAACCGTGCTCATTAGAGCTAATACTTATTTGCTGATCCGTAAGCGCCAGGTCTTCTATGAAATGGGATTGTCTATCCTCTTCTTCTAAATCGTAAGCTATGTACCCGTCTTCCCCTTGAGCATTTACGGAAGTCATATTAGGCTGCACGGGTTTTATTTTAGAAATATCTAATTCTATCGACTCCCCTACACCTACTTTATTAATTTGTTCGGTATAAACTTCCTCATTACATTCGTGGTGGGTGTCCGGGTCGTCAATTCCCTGGCCATCTCTCGGGTCGCCTAGTACTACAAAAGTTTCTCCTTCTGCTATTAATTGAGTGTCGTCTAGTACGGCTCTTCCCTCCTGTGAGCTGAATACTTGACCACCTAGCTTCCAAGGGGCTGCACTTTCAACAGTAACGGTGGCTTTATTCGTAACGGTGTCCACTGCACCTATTGTTATAGATCTCGGATATACTACATAAGAAGCAATAGAAACGGTGGCTAAGCTTACTAAAGCCTGACCCGCTTCGTCTGGTATATTGCCGGCCGCATCGCCGTCAACATAAGAAGCTAGTTTAGGTTCCGTTCTTCTAATTATTTCGGGAAGCATATCCCAGCAGTCTGCATTTGACTCCGGCGTACCGTCGTCCAACGCTTCAGCGCCATCAGGTAAACCACTACCGGTAGCTGGGTGTAACGACCACTCTCTGGAGTCATAGCCTAGATTCTTAAGGTTACCTAACTGCTTTAATATATGATTACTGTTTTTAAGAACTACGTATTTCCTAGTTAACTTTTTAAGTTCACCTGACTCACTTGACTGTTGGCTAAACCAAGAGTCTCTGAGTTGAGCATACTGCCTTACCAAAGTACAACTGTCCAATGTCTCGCCGGGTATGGTTTGTTGATTAACGAGGTAGTGGTCTGGGTACTCCTCATCGGGCTCCCCTACTCTTCTAAATAAGGCGATTCCGTCGTCAGTTCCATCTAACCCATCTTTAGTTACCTTAGTTCCTTCGGCGGCAAATCTACGGGTTAGTTTTTGAAAACCTAATTGGGAATCTTCCTCAATCTTAGGCTTTCCGATTGGGCGGATTCTTAAATCTTTAGCCATTACCAACCCCCTCTTCTTATAATCCTAGTAGTTCTCTGTTTCTGCGGAGAAGAAAAATGTTTAAGTTTTCTTTTTGCTTCTTTTGCCGCTTGTACTATAACTTCTCTATTCCCTCCATTATAGCGGGGATCTGAAAGAAGCTTATACTGCGCAATAGGTAAAAGAATATCCCAGCACACCTCTCCTGGAAGTCTTGGGGAATCCCCTACTTCTAGATTATCCGGTATTATATTGCCGACTAGTTCGACTTCGTAATCTTTATCGGGAATTGGGTATAAAACCATTCTAGGCACAACCGTGAAATCTTCTTCATTATCGACTTGATCGATAAAGTACCAAATAGGTCTGTCTACTTCAGGCTCATCCATATCAATCGAGGGAAAGCTTCCTTGGTAGCCCCCTACTGGTCTAAAATCTCCTGAATAATGAGCCCTAGCCGTAATTTCATCATTACGAGAGTTCATAGGTGAAAGAGGCCCATGCCCTACGAGAACGGGAACTTTTTCTACATCTATTACATCTAGTTCTAAATCGGCTGACTGAGCTCCTTGAGGGAAAAACAGCTTTATTTTACGAGAAGCCCACCTAGGCCTGTGCCCGTCAACGGGGGCGTAACATTCTCGATAAGCCTGGTTAACTACGATTTTTATACGCTCTTGGTCTACTAATGGAAGTTCGTCCCACCTATCCGCACCAAGCATACTCGCTACTTGGTCTAGTATGTGCTCAAACATGCACAGTTTTCTAATTTTAATATCTCCAATAAAACTCGTTGGAGAATTTAATGTTAAAATTGAAAAGCTGTTTAGCGGAGAACCTACTGAGCTTAAATTGCTAAGCGAAGATGTGGGGGATGTTTGAACCCCTTGTACAGTAAGTTGTACAACTGGGCTTTGGGAAACGGATAAACCTGTTAATTGTGCCGGCATTTAGTCATGCTACACTGCGACATCTTTTTCTACTACCGCTTGTAATTCGGGAGTAGGATCTATTTTTTCAGCTTTCGCTTTTTTCTTTTTAGGAGCCGTTTTTTCTTTTACAAAATGGTGATCTGTTTCCGGCTCTTTTTTTTCATCCATAAGAACGGAGAAAAACATCCTCTTATAGAGACGCCCTTGTGTTCTAAATATGTCGTCCGCTTCTCTTTGGGTTTTCGGTTCGTAAGCGTAGTGCCTACTTTCCTTATCCCATTCAAAAGTGTACTGTAAACGGCTCATGCCTTTTACTCGCATTACCGGGATTGTTCCCATTTGATCTCTCTTTCCGATGATTATGATTTTCATGATAGTATTGTGTAATAAAAACCCCTCCCCGAATACTCAGGGAGGGGTGGTGGATTTGATTAGAATATGGTTAATATTCTCAAGCTTAAATAGCTCAGAAACTAAAACCTGGAATCTGCCTAACCGACTCTACGAGCTGTACTCCGGGGATTCTCCCGTTTGTATCTTGGTAAGCGGCCATTCCGTAAACGGACTGAATACCTACAGCTGACAAGTGTGCTTCGTTGCCGGAGTTGGCGAAGTCGTCATAGTGGAATATCTGCTCATTGGATACTGCACCTTTTGCGTAGTATAATGCAGTTTTACCCATTGCTAACGCATATCCGATTGGAGTTCCAAGAGCGTTGCACTGATAGATAACAGTTCCGGCCGGAATTGTACTCGTTGTTGCCAAGTTAATGGAGTTCTTTGTAGGAGTACCTGCTGTTGATGCTGCTGCGAGCTGACCTCCGCCACTTACGCGAGCAAGACCGGTAAGTTCGTTACCAGTATTTGCCGTATAAGAAGCACAACCGTAGTCCCCACTAGGAGCAACTGCGAGAATGTATCCGTCAATGCCTCCTGAATTAGCAGAAGTTGCATACTGACCTCCGCCTCCGCCTGGGATCTTTGCGTCGAAACCTATGAAGTTTGCAAAGCAGTCGTAACCAAGGTTAAGCTTAGCTGCGGTAGCGATAGTATGAGCAGTGCCAACAAGAGCGGTAGGAAGCAAAGGAGAACCTTGGCGTCCGTCAGCTGTGTCGATTAATACATTATGGTTGGCAATAATATTACCGTCCCACATTGCATAGTTACCACTGTACAACTTGTTAGAACTACTACGCTCGTCAGCTTGAAGAATAGCTTCGAGGTAATCAGGATCTGAACGAAGAGGGCGTAAACAAGCGTCAGGTGCGAAGAACAAATAACCGGGAATTTCGGTTTTGTCATCACCACCAACATTCATTGGCTCACCACCCTGGGCGATCAATGCTTGTTTGGCTTCTTGAATGATGTCGGTACTAAGACCTTCTGTATATGCAAGGTTTTGCGCTGCGCCATATCCGGAGATAAGGTTTGAAGTAGAGTTATTCAAGCAAGTATCGCGAAGAACCATTTGGATATGATCCTGTTCAGTGCGTCCTGCCCACTCAGCCATAACTTCAGCTGAAAGCTGGTCGATAGTTTTGCCTGTGAAGCGCATAAGTTTTACAACTTGCGTCCAAGCAACAGCGTGACGGATAAGATCCACTTCAACGCTGAATGCGCCAAATTTGAGCTTCCCGGTTTTATTCTTGAGGATTTGCTCCCCACGAACACCTTGTCCACGAATTGGAGCGACAGTAGTAAAAGTTACCTTGTCAGATCCGCCTGCGGATAGATCGCGTTTTTCTACGACCGGCGAGCCTGAGCCTTCCGAACCGAAGAACTTTGAGAATACATTCTTTTCCCGAGCGTCACGAGTTACGAGCTCAGACCATAGTCTGGTACGCAAATCGGTATCGCCGAAAATTTTAGTAGTACCTTTATTAGCGGAGGTATTATAGTTAGTATTTGTATTGAGCAAGTCAACATTTCCGAAACTTCCGGCTGCCGACTGTGCTGCTGGTGCTGATGCTTTATTAGCCATGATATTTAATAATTAGATTTGTTATATTGAATTAACGGAGAAACGATCTTCCATCGGGGGTACCTAGCATTTCAAATAATTGATCGTTACTGATATCCCCTAAGTTATTGATGATTGATTCCGCCGTTTGTGGTTGTTGTACGGGTTGTGCAGCTTGACCTGTTGTCAAAACTTTTGCCTGGCTTCCGAGTGGTTGAACTTGTTTTTGTTGAACCGGCTCAGGTGCCGCTGGTGCTGGTCTATTTACACCTTTCCTAGCTGCGAAATCATTTGCCATGAGTTCGGGCCAATTAGGAGAGTTGAAAATTGCTGCGTAATCAGAGTGTTCTTGAGCTTGGTTTATGAAATGGTCGAATTCTTTTCTGTAAATTGTGGATTTATCCGACAATTCAGGATAAGCTTCATAAGCTCTTTCTCTGCTCTCCACCGCTTTATTGCGGTGGGTGTTGTATTGCGCTTCTTGGATTCTTTCAGATTCCCTCTCTTTTCGGTCGTTGAGGCTTTGAAGCTGGAGTTCCCTTTTCATAATTTCTCTCTGTAAATTGAGAGCTTGAAGGGTATCCAAATCTTCGGCGGCTTCTTTAACCTTAATTTCGAGATCCTGAATTTCACCATTTAGCTTACCCGCTTCCGTTGTAAAAGGGTCTGGGCCTATAGGCTCAGGTTGTACTGGTTGCGGTTGTGGTTGATTCGGTTGGGAAGTTTGACCGTAAATTACCGAAGCCGCGTCTGCGAATGTCCCGCTAAATCCTTCTGATCTATATAGATCGATGACTTGTTGGTCTAATTCGTTCTTCGGCCTGATTCTTCTCTTAGCCAATCTTTCTTCTTCAGTTTCACCAAAAACTTCTTCTACCGGTTCATCTGAAGAAACCTCCTCCGTAGTAGTAGCTTCGGGCTCCGGTTCTGTCTGGGATTCCTCCTCAGGCTGAGCTGGTGCTTCTTCTACCGCTTCGGGTTGCGTTAACATTGCCTGGCGAAGGTCGTCTGTAGACACATCCGCAAGATTTAATTCGGTTTGTTGGGGGGAATCAACCACCCCGGCTTGTTCTTCCATTCCCGTACAATACTATTGTTATACGGAGCTGAAAACCGGTTGTATTACCTGTTGTAAATACCTAGCTTGCCCGGTTTTGAGGGCTTGCTTTTAGGTTTACTTAATGCGCATTTACCAGCCTTTATGCATTCGGGCTGGTTTTTACATTTTTCGCAAGGTGTGAATTGTTTTTTATCTTTTGCCATCTTTATAAAATTTAACAAGTTTCCAAATCATATAACAGCATGTTAGTATACCGGCACACAGCCCTACTAAATCATTCCACTGCCCGAGCGTAAAAGAGAGCCCGGTACCGATCATACCTATTATTGGAGTACTGTCGCTCATCCTAATTGATCTAAAATTAAGTAAGCCGCGACGATTACCGCGAGTACAAAAAAAGCCTTACCTTTACTGGTCAGTGTATTAAAATAATCTTTTACTAATTTTAGGTTTTTCATGGATTTTTGGGAGGAAACGGTATTCTGGTTAAATGTTTCTCCGCTTCTTTTCTCGCACATTGTGTCGCGGTTTTTCTTGCTAAGAGGATTGGAATACAAAGATAAGCTAGTAAAACGGAGCCCGCCACCGTTAGTATTTTTTTTACAGAATCTGTAAACTCTTCATAACCACTAGCTTGAGATTCTAAGCCCTTTTGAACCAATTTATTGACATCTCCGTGGGTCAAAGCATCTACGGTTTCTTTAAGATCCTCATTCTCGGTCATCATCTGAGCGGTCTTACCACCAGCATAACCTACACCGGCGCCAACAGCACCACCCGCTGGCCCAAGAACCGCACCACTAGCCCCTCCGGCTACTGAGCCCATGACTGGGTACCAGGATGAAGCTTTACACCCCATAACCAAAAGCAGCATTGCCGCTATTAGTAATATATCTAAAACTAAGACTATATAACCCCGATCGCTCATTTTAAGGTGCTTTAGTTTTATAAGCGTGACCGCTTGGCAAGTTTGCTGCGAGTCCCCACTTATGAGCAAGATAACCTTCGATTTTTTGACGGTCGCTTGTCAAAGAAATTGCAGAAAGACCAATAATTTCACCGACTCCTCCAACCCAGCCACGATCTGAACTTTTTGTATTATAAAGAATTCCTCTTGTCTCGTTTCTGGCAGCAGAACTGGTAAAGCGGAGTAAGGTTGCCGGCATGGGTAATACAGCGAAGTTTGAAGTGGTTGCCCCATTTTTGAAAGTTCCACCGTCGTTAAATATATTAGTCGTTGACCACCAGTTACTTTTTCCCTTATCACCCATTATTCGGTATTGACCGACATTTCCCGGACCAGAGATCAGGGCGTTATAATTGTCAAATGTTGTGTCTAAGCCATCTTTGTAATAAGCAACCACAAAGATCTCCTGAAGAGAAGTGCTCGGCAGGTCCAGCCCGATCTGACCATTCTGGGAAGCACTCGAAATTGAGGATTTATTATTTAATAATGAATCTGATACTGTGTAAGTCGGCTTGCTTGATGATGTTGCTTGTGTGGCATGATTGCCATTTCCACTCTTGTCAGCCCATTGGCTTACAAAATTGGATGCGTCTTTTGTGATTGTGCTTAAATCACTAGAATCAAACCAAAATATTTTCGCTATATTGGCCGGCGTCCATGGTGGTACAGTTGGCGCAACATTACTTACAACAGTGCCCGCCTTATCTACGGGATCTGGGGTTCCGGGCAATTTATAACCGCGAGGTACGCCGCTAAATTTAAGTGGGGCAGGTCTTCCGGCAACCTTACTCACTAT